ATCAGCAACAATAAATGCAGTTTGTCCGTTGTCAGTGTTTAGATTTACCAAAGCACTGGATGTTTCTAAATATCCTGGGCAACTCAGCAGGTTAAAAATAACTGTGTCAGGTTGACGAATATTTTGATTGGATTCGATAGTGGCTTTTAATGCTTGCAACACCACTGCACGTTGAGCTTTGCGTCCGAATGCGCCTGCGCCTTCATAATTGTTTGGAGCAGCAGTTACCCAACGATCTGGGAAGCTTCCAGTTTGTAATTGATTGCTCATTCTCACGTTGTAACTGTTGGGGTTTACATAACCCTGCACATAACGCTTCACGTTGAATCCACTACGACGCAGGTTCCACAGCAACATGCCTTTTGGATACAGTGCTGGATCTGGTGCATCAAAGTCTAAATAGTTGCTTGACAGCAGTGCTGTGATTGAACTTGCTGCGGCACCATTTGCAACGCCGCCGTCTGTGCTCCAACGTGCGTCAGCAAACACAATACCATTGCCTGAAGTTTGATCTGCATTATCAACTGGAACCCATTTTTTGGTCAGGTAGTTGTATTTGTAGATTTTTGGAAAATTTTCTAAATCACTGGTGTCAATCCACAAATCACCGTTGGCCAAAGCCAATCCAGTACTTTGTGCAGTAGGTGCCACGGCTGCCATAAGCATTGGACCGTTGGCATCAGTTGTAGAACCACCCACAGCATTTTGTGAATAATTCTTATAACCAACCCATGCGCTGCCGCTGTTGACCATGATGTCAACTTCTTCAATGTTGCTGCTGTACCATAGTGTGCCAGTAACTGGTACAGTTGTTGGACTTGTCAAACTTGCCACTGCAAATGCTGATCCACTCACTGTGCTGGCCCACTGGGTAGCAATGTATTTGCTTGCAGCACCAGTTGGATCAATGTAGAAATTTGTTGTTGTGCTTACACTGAACAGCTTGCTCAAAGGTGTACCTGCACCGTCGACCAAGCGCATGTCGCCGCCGCCTGCATGTGTGATTGTGATCACATTGGTGGTTGTGTTCAAGCTAATTGCAAGCAATGGATCAGTTACCACAGCACCAAACGCTGCTAATAATGCTTGGGCATCGCTGGTTGCACTGCCAGTTGAAGTGAATGACACTGTGAATGTTGTTCCCAGTGTTGCACTGCCAATTTGACTTGCAGTGATAGTGAACGAATATGTTGCTGTTGGGAATGTGGTGCCAGCTATGATGCCTGATACAACAGCCGTTGCGCCTGTACTTGCACGACCATAAATCTTAAAGTTGGCATACGGAGATGCAAACTCACCATCATTGTATTTTACATAAACTGCACCAACTGGGATGTTGATACCACCGCCTGTTGGATCCAGCACTGCCATTGCTGCTTGATTGCTGGCAAACAACTGAGTTGCTTGTTGAATCCATGTGCTAGTGGCTGCATTCCATTTTTTAACAAACCAGTTGGCACCCAAGTTGATACTGGTTGCCTTGATCCATAATGAACCAGTTGGCGCACCATTCACTGTGGTAACAGGAGAATTAGCAGTTCCGTATGCGACAAAACCGTCATAAATCCCGTACAATGGAATATTGTAATGCGGGCTGATTTGCAACTGTGGGGCCAAATATGTGCCAGCAGCTAAACCCAATTTGGCAACTGCTGCGCCTGCACCCACTACAACATTGACGCCTGATGAATAAATCTGTAAATAACCGTTGATGCTGGCTGCTGTGACACCGCTGATACCAGCTGTGTTGATTGCTGTGGCCAATGCTGTCACTGTTGTGACACCGGCAATTAATGAACCGTTGACAGTTAATGAATCTCCGCCTGTGGTAAATGCCGCAGGAGATCCAATACTTGCCACAGTTTGTGTTGCGCTTACTGTGTAACCAGTAGCAGTGGTAACTGTGGTACCAGCAGTTTGACTGGCGCTAACTACCCACGATGTGCCTGAACCACTAACAATGTAAATGCCAGTGCCCACTGTGCCACCGCTTAATGACATGCCAATTGCAATTGTACCAGTCACGCCACTAACTGTTAATGTTGTGCCTGTGCTGACAAATGAACCAGTAAATGTTGCTGTGTTGGTTGCAGTAATTTGTGTGCCAGCACTGAATCCGCCGGCCACTGTGGACAACACATCACCTGCTAGCAGTACTCCACCAGTTACTGCACTGGTCACGTTCAATGTTGTTCCACTGATATAACCGCTGAATGAAGTGCCTGTGGCAGTTAATGTTGGATTGTTGATAGTGCCGGTAACTGTGGGCCAGCTTTTGCTCCATGAGCTTGTGCCCACTTCAACCCATGTGCCTGCGGCTGTGTCTGTTTGAAACTTTTTCAACCATAATTTATTCAAAGTTGTTGTTGCAACAATGGCGTAGTCGCCCACTGCACCGTAACTGGGCAATGGAGCCAGTGTACTGACGTTGATCAAACTTGTGTTGGTGATGACTGATAGGTTCTTGATTGACGCTTGTTCTTGGAATAGCTGTCCACCGGTTGTGGTTGCTGATGCTGAGTTCCATTGAAACACACCAAAATGTGTATCTGCAATATCAAACCAGTATGTACCATCTGCTGGGTAATTTGTTGGCGCACTGCTGTTGGCAATCAGTTGTCTTGTGTCCAAGTCTGCACGCACCACATACGCACGATTACTGACTCCCAAGAAACTGTATGCAGCTTGCAACCCGTATTCGTTTAGTTCTCCAGCATTGACTGGATTATTTTCTGCATCTGTTTCAAAGTAAGGAACTCCAAACGTTGCTCCCAAGTCTGACTGACTGGTCAGCAAATAGACTTTACCAGCATTTGCAGCCAGTGTGCCTTTTGCTGTGCCTGTTCCTGCATTGTTCTTTTTGTTTGCTTGACTAGCAACAATAATTAGGGGTACGGTGCCAGGTGCTGCGGATGTGTAGAAACTTTCGTCTACTACTGTTACGCTTACGCCTGCTGAACTTAATTGAGCCATTGTGTTATCTCCATGAGTGCATGTTCTTGTATGTATTTAGTGGTTTTGAACAAATTGCACCAGATACATGCTCATGAAAAGGCTTCAAAAAGGCTTAAATAAAATATGAGACCTTTGTGTAACTGTGGCCGTGGGCCCGTGGCAGTGAATTACTATAAAAACAAAAAACCCCACTATAGAAGCCAGTGTGGTGCCTGTTTACGAGGAGTCAAACAGGCACGATGGCAGCTAGCAGGGTATGCAATGAAGAGCACTTGCGACAAGTGCGGGTTTAGAAGCCCGTACCAGGAAGTGTTTGCAGTGTTTCATGTGGACAGCGACTTGAATAATTGTCGCCATACTAATCTCAAGACGGTATGTGCGAATTGTCAGCGAACTCTACACCGGGAAGGGGCAAAGTGGCGCCAAGGCGATCTTGTGCCAGACCTATAACATTTTTGACTTGGGTGTATAGATAATCTATAGTTTCGTTGTTGTCTAACACATAATCAAATTCAGTACCAACCCATGCAGTTTCGCTAGTGTGAATTGCGTAACTTTTTAATTTTTCTTGGAATATAGGTTGCTGCTGATTGGCATATTCTGCCACTTGATACCAGTCAGGTTCAGGGCCACGCACCACACGAATCACTGTGCCGCCGGCATTTTTAATTGATTTGATTTCGTTTGGGAAACGGCAATCGCTGATAACAACATCATCAGTGCTGGTGCGAAGTTTATTTTCTAGGCTAGCAATCCAAATATCATCGTGAAAACCCTTACGACAAACTTCAGTGCCCCAGTATTGCAGCACCCAGCGTGGTGTAAGATGTGGCATGTTCAAACGATCGGCCCACCATGGATCCACTTGTTCGCGCCAGTCTCGGGCACTTTTTGTGCGTCCTTCCAGCATGGTTCGATCCCAACCAAACACTTGTGCCACTGCATCTTTGAGACTGCTGGCAAAACTCTCTCGTCGAAATCCATGGAAATTAGTAAGATAATCAGCAATGGTATCTTTGCCTGAACCAATAAAACCGCACACACCTATAATCATAAGAAACCCCGTAAAGTAGTGTTAGTATATAACACTTTTATTACGAGGTCAAATTGTTTATTAGCCGATTATAAAGTAGTAAGCGTTGGAGCCGTTGACTGTGTTGTTTTCCAGTTCTTTGTCAAGATTAGTAATTTCCTCTTTGGCTTCGCTCAGTAGATCCTTGCCATTCAACTGCATGCCTCCTGATCCTGGGCCAGCAATTGATCCAAATTTACCACGAGCTTGTCCTAGACTGATTTTACAAGTGGCCAATGTGTAATCTTTCAACCACTGTTTGGCATAAGGATCTTGTAACAACACCCAATCTGGACGATAGTTGTAGCATTGTACCAAAATTTGTTCACCTTGAGCAAATGGACGTTGCAAAATATTCAAGATATGTGTGGTGGGTTTCCAAAGGAATTCAATGTAGCTGCCAAACATGCGTCCCACTAATTTTTGATATCCAGCAAATGCATCATAAGTTGCTAGACCACCCATCATGCTGCCGCTCATCATGTATGTGTTTGTGTAGGCCAAATTGAATGGTTCAAACAGTGTGCCGCCTGCGCCAATTCCAGTCCTAGAACCAATAGCACGACGAAACACTTGACGCACTGTCATGACTTCGTCGGGCAATCTGTATTCGTTTTGATCCTGTATCAGTTCCAAGAACAAATAACTTTCTTCCACTGCGTTTGGGCTGCGCTGACGATACCGGTTCAATGCTCGATCCAGGGCATTTTCGTAATGTGCAGGATCTAACTCTATGTCAATCATGCCGTCGCCCAGCATCAACTTGCAATAGTCGAATACGTTGTTTCGTTCAATCGTTGCTGTGGTTTGGGTACTTGATGGTAGCGGATCGGCCATATTTTAACTCTCCTAATATATTTAGCTATCGATACGCTATCGATACGCTAACGATAAATATCGTATGACGTTTAAAATTATAGATAACAAGTATTCTCGATGGCATAGCGATAACTGCAAAGTTATTTTAGGAGTTTAAAGTGCCCCGGCTCTCACTCTACAAGCCAGAACGGGGCAACGACTACAGATTTGTTGATCGCCAAGCCAGTGAAATGTTCACACTGGGCGGTACTGACGTTTACATTCACAAATACCTGGGTGTTAACAACGACAGCGCCAATGCCACTGCGGACAAGCCCAACTATCCATCCACAAAATTGACAAATATTCAGGATTTGTTGTTTTTAGAAAACCGTGACCGCACATATGATAACGAAATCTACAGAATTCGTGGCATCTATAATGTGGCAAATATTGACTTTAATCTAAGCCAATTTGGTATGTTTATCGATAATGACACATTGTACATGACTGTGCATATCAATGACTTTATAAAGACTATTGGGCGCAAGCCCATAAGCGGCGATGTTATAGAATTGCCCCATTTGCGAGATGACTTTGCATTGAATGACTTTGATGTTAGCTTGCCCAGATACTATCAGATTACTGATGTGGGTCGTGCCAGCGAGGGATTTAGTCACACTTGGTTTCCACACTTGTATAGATTAAAATTAGTGCGTGTGACTGACAGCCAGCAATTTGCTCAAATTTTCAATCAGCCGGCCAAAGATGCCAACGGAGATCCAATCCCAGGCAGTGACACCACACTGAGAGATTTGTTAAGTACCGCTAACAAATCCTTACTGATCAATGACAGTATTGTGCAACAAGCAGAAGTTGATGCACCATTGAGTGGTTTTGAAACTAGACAATACTACACACTGGCGGCGGATCCAAAAACAGGTAAACCTTTGCTGACCACCGCAGACGAATCAGCTGTGCTGGCCAGCGAAGTCAGTCACAACCTCAATGCCAGTTCAGTTGAGGCAATTCCCCAACGTAGCGGGTATACTGGCTATTTGTTAGGCAACGGTGCTCCGCCCAACGGGTACGAGTTTGGGTTCGGTGTGCAGTTTCCCAGCAATCCAGTAAATAATGATTTTTTCTTGAGGGTTGATTTCCTTCCCAACAGGCTGTTCAAGTATGAAGGTGCGCAAAGTGCATGGTTGGCCATGGAAGATGCTGTGAGGATGAACATGACAAACAATGACACTCGTCAAACATTGAAAACTGGTTTTATCAACAACAACACTTACACATATTTTGATTTGGTGGCCAGTGGATATCCCACATTGTCCGCGGGTATCACAGTGATTGACACATCGATAGCATATTCAGTCACTGGATTATACCTTGTGCTGAAATCGTCAGTTTACATGCTGGATTACGTGATTTCAGAACATCCCAGTATGATCAGCAGTTATGCCAACACCAGTCCTGCAGGTGTGGTAAGTAGCTGTATAAGAATAACACTGCCCACAATCAACTCAGTTCAACAAACTATTCCATATGACGGGCAGTGGCAAGTTTCGATATATAACACTAGACAATCAGAGCGTCAAAGCATCACACAAGCAATTAAACCACAGGCAGATTTCTAATGGAGTACTTCTACGACGGGCAAGTAAGACGATACATATCACAAGTTATTCGAGTGTTCAGTAACTTTGTGGTCAAATACGGCGACGGCACACTGGTTCGCATACCTGTGATCTACGGCGACCAAGATAGACAAGTTGCCAACATCATTAATCAAAACTCAGAAAATGCTGTGAGTTCAATTCCCAGAATTGGGGTATATGTGTCGGGGTTGAAATTAGACCGCAACCGAGTTGCTGATCAAACTTTCGTGGACAAAGTCAACATCAGAGAAAGAGATTTCAACGGTGTCAATTACACCCAAGGGCAAGGCAAGAATTACACAGTTGAACGATTGATGCCTACTCCGTTTATGCTGACATTAAAAGTGGACATATGGAGCAGCAGCACTGAGCAAAAATTACAAATCCTTGAACAAATACTAGTGCTGTTTAACCCCAGTTTGGAGTTGCAAACCAATGACAACTATCTGGATTGGACTGCATTGAGTGTGCTGGATCTAACTGATATCAATTGGTCCAGCAAGCAGGTTCCTGTAAAAACAGATACACCCATCGACGTTGCTACACTGACAGTTGAAACTGGCATATGGATCAATCCTCCAGTCAAGGTCAAACATCTTGGAGTTATCACAAAGATTATTGCAAGTATAAATCAAGGGGCCACTCGAAGTGCTACTTATATTGACGGGTTGGGTCAGGAGCCCCTTGGAGAAACTGTGAGTATGGGAGATTTTATATCGTTGGATATCACCACAGCAACCGATTACAAAATTGAAGTTTACAATAATCAAATAATTCTGTTAAGACCGGCAGAAAGTATAATTCCTGCTGAACCTACAAATGACCCAGCTCCGGTTAGACAGGGTATTCCGTTGGATTGGCACACACTGTTTTCTGTATATCCTGGGAAATTTGTTGCAGGATCAAGTCAA